TCTGGCTTCCTCTCTCCGACACAGTCGGTAATCCACCAAGACAGTCCATTTACAGCCAAACCAGTCCAGAATTAACCCGATGCCAGCCAAACGATCCAAAGCCTTACGAGGGGCAACCAAGCCAAGGCTTCAGTCGATACCAATCAAGGGCAAAACTAAGCTCGATGACGTCAAAGACTTGTGCAAGATAATCGACATGCCGCTTCTGCCTTGGCAGGAGTACGTCCTCAAGGACATGCTGACTGTAGATAAGAAAGACCAATGGGTTCGCAAGACTAACCTGCTGTTAATCGCTAGACAGAACGGCAAAACCCATCTAGCGCGTATGCTCATCCTTGCTCACCTGCTCAAGTGGGATAGTAAGAACGTCCTTATCATGTCATCTAATCGAAGCATGGCTCTGGACACCTTTAGACAAGTCGCTCAAGTATTGGAGAACAATGACCACCTCAAAGGCTTCGTCAAGCAAATCCGCTACGCCAACGGCACAGAGTCTATTGAAATGCTGGATGGAAGAAGGCTGGATGTTGTTGCAGCAACTAGAGACGGATCTAGAGGCAGAACTGCAGACTTCCTCTTCATTGACGAACTCCGAGAGATTAACGAAGAAGGATATAGAGCTGCTATCCCTACAACTAGAGCGCGTCCAAATGCTCAAACGCTTCTTACCTCAAATGCAGGAGACGCTTTCTCGGTAGTCCTCAATGGCATGAGAGAAAGAGCCCTAGAGAACCCGCCAAAGACATTTGGCTTCTACGAATACAGCGCACCCCAATATTGCAAGATTACAGACCGCCAAGGTTGGGCTCAAGCCAACCCAGCACTCGGATATACGATAAGCGAGGAAGCACTTGAAGAAGCTGTTGCAACAAGCCCTATTGAAAACACTAGAACTGAGCTGCTATGCCAATGGATTGACAGCCTCGCTAGTCCATGGCCTCATGGTGTACTTGAAGAAACGAGCGACTCAACACTCACGATTCCTGTGGGCGGCTATACGGTCTTTGCATTTGACGTTAGTCCGTCTCGCCGAAATGCGTCTCTGGTTGCTGGCCAGATACTCCCAGATGGTCGCATTGGAGTTGGAATACTACAAACGTGGGAAAGCCAAGTAAGCGTTGATGATCTAAAGATTGCAGTTGATATAAAGGCACACGCTGACCTCTACAGACCTCGCCAAATCTGCTATGACAAGTACACAGCCCAGTCGATTGCCGACAAGCTGTCAAACACCGGACAGATTACCCAAGACATTTCCGGTGCATCCTTCTATCAGAGCTGCGGCGATCTATTAGATGCTTTAGTCAATAAGCGATTAGTTCATGCTGGCCAAAGCAACTGGATTCAGCAAATGAATAACTGCGCAGCCAAGGTCAATGACTCTGCTTGGCGTATTGTAAAGCGCAAGAGCGCAGGCGATGTATCTGGAGCGATTGCTACCGCCATGGTTGTCCATATGCTTTACAAACCACAACAGGTAGCGGCTATATACACGGAATAAACTATATGTAGTGTATAATTGCGACCTATGGGTCTCTTTTCGCGCCTTACAGGTGCAGCACCAACAGCTAATGTTGAAGCGCAGTATGCTCCGCAAGTCCTTGGTGAGTATTCACCTTATGCGATGCCTTTTCAGTTTGCCTATGTTGGTCGTACCGAGGCTCTCGGTGTCCCAGCCCTTGCTCGATGCCGCAACCTTCTCGCTGGCACAATCGGCGCAATTCCATTAGAGCTGTATAAGAAATCTACTGGTGAAGAATTAGGCAAGCCAGTTTGGTTAGAGCAGCCTTCATATCACCAGCCACGATCTGTAACTATTGCTTACACAGTCGATTCGCTATTGTTCTATGGTCAAGCGTTCTGGCAGGTTGTCGAGACTTATGCAGAAGATGGCAGACCATCTCGCTTTGACTGGGTAGCCAATAGCCGCGTTACAGCAACACTTGATAAGGACAATATCTTTGTTAAGTCTTACGCTGTTGATGGCACAACAGTCCCGATGGACGGGCTTGGCTCTCTCATTACATTTCAGTCACTCAATGATGGAATCTTAAACACAGGCATTTCAACAATTCGCGCAGCGATTGACGTGCAGAAAGCAGCCGCTATCTCTGCTGCTACACCTATGGCTTCTGGAATCCTAAAAAATAGCGGTGCTGATCTTCCACCTGCCGAGGTCTCTGGACTTCTCGCAGCTTGGAAGCGTAGCCGCCAAAATAACTCAACTGCTTACCTCACTAGCACCCTTGAGTTCCAACCAGTTCAGTTCTCACCTAAGGAAATGTTATACAACGAAGCGATACAGAACTTGGCTACCCAAATCAGCCGTTTATGCAACGTGCCGCCTTACTATGTATCAGCAGATCAGAACACAACGATGACTTATGCCAATGTGCAGGATGAGCGTAAACAGTTCCTGACACTATCTTTGCAGCCTTACATCACCGCTATTGAAGATCGTCTATCTATGGATGACATTACAGCCCGTGGCAACGTCGTCAAGTTTGACATTGACAAAAATTACCTACGCACAGACCCACTCGTAGAATTACAAATTATTCGTGAACTTCTTGACTTACAGCTTATTACTCAAGAGCAGGCTATGGAGATGACAGACCTAACACCTAATGGAAGCGAAGGAATGATATGAACCAAGTAATTACTTTTGCAGCTGAACTTACAGCCGATTCAGCAAGTCGCACGATTTCAGGCAAGATTGTCCCGCTTAATATTGAGGCAGGATCAACGAACATGGGCAAGGTTATCTTTCAGTCTGGCTCAATCGAGATTGCAGACCCAAGCAAGATTCGCCTTCTATCGCAACACGACAATAAGAAACCGCTAGGTCGCATGGTCTCTTTTAGCGAATCAGAAGATGCAATTCACGCAGTATTTTCTGTAAGTCGCTCACAGCGCGGAACAGAAGCTCTTATCCTTGCAGAAGAAGGATTGCAGTCAGGCTTGAGCATCGGTGCAGAAGTTATCAAGTCAAAGATTAAGGACGGCGTGACTTATGTGTCCGCTGCTCGCTTAGTCGAAACAAGTTTAGTAACAGAGCCAGCATTTAAATCTGCTCAAGTTACTGATATTGCAGCAGAAGAATCTGATGCAGAAGAAACCAACCAACCAACAGAAAGCGAGACAGCCAACGTGGAAGAATCAACCACCCCAGCAGTCGAAGCAACACCTACAGTTGAGGCTGCCGCAGTTGAAGCTGCTCGCCCTGCTGTAACAGCGATGGCTTACACAAAGCCACGCATTGAACTAACCGCTGCAAAGTACGCAGAAAACTCAATTCGCGCAGCATTGGGCGATGAGTCAGCTCGTCAGTACCTCTTGGCAGCAGACAACACAACTGACAACGCTGGTCTTGTACCAACACGTCAACTCTCTGAAATCATTAACCCACTCGGAACAACTATCCGACCATCTATCGAAGCAATCTCACGCGGAGTTCTTCCAGATGCAGGTATGACATTCGAGATTCCTAAGATCACAGTAATGCCAACAGTTGCAGAAACAGCAGAAGATGCAGCATTTAACGAGACAGACCAGAACTCAGCGTTCTTGTCAGTCACAGTTAAGAAGTATGCAGGACAGCAGACATTCTCTGTCGAATTGCTAGATCGTACATCTCCAGCATTCTTCGATGAACTCGTTCGCAACATGGCAGCAGCTTACGCAAAGGCAACAGATGCAGCAGTTAACGCTGCAATTATTGCAGGTGCAACACTAGACGGCACAACAACAGCAACATATCCAACAGCATCAGCATTGCTTGGAATTGTTGCTCGCGGTTCAGCATCTATCTACGATGCAACACTTGGACTTGCAAACCCATTTGCTCGCAACATGATTGTTAACACAGCACAATGGTCAAACATCATGACACTCAACGACAATGGTCGTCCAATCTACAACGCATCACAGCCAATGAACGCAGGCGGTCTCGCGACACCTACTTCACTACAGGGCAACGTAGGCGGACTCAACCTCTACGTTACACCAAACACAGCTTCTGGAACAGACACAGATGGTTCAATCCTCATCGTCAACCCAGATGCTTACACATGGTACGAGTCACCAACTTACCGACTACGCGCTGAATCTACAGCAGCAGGTTCTGTAACAATCGGCTACTACGGCTTTGGAGCAATCGCTACTAAGGTCGCAGCAGGCGCATTTAAGAACAACAAGGCGTAAGCCACCTAAGTCGCTCAAGGGGGCTGCCAGAGCCCTTGCAGTCCCCTTGAGTCTTTAGAAAGGAAATTATGGCACTTACAACAGTTGCAGAGCTTCGTACCGCACTCGGTATCGGCACTCTTTATACTGACGCTGTATTGCAGTCCGTCTGCGATGCTGCTGATAACGTGCTGCTTCCTTTCATCTGGAATAACACATTTTTTAACGTGGCACATGAATCAACAACCACTACAGCTAAACTTTACTTTGATGTAAATATCAAAGACATTTTTTATACTGGTCAGACAGTCGTTGTTAATGGCAACGAGGCTCATCTAAATGGCAGTCATACTCTTACTGGCGTTAGCGATTATTGGATTACCTATAACATTAACAACGGCACAGTTCAGCCAAAACATGCAACAAACCCTTATGGTTCTGTCAATGCTGGGACATCTTTAGATCCTGCAACCATCCCTGCTATTCAGGAAGCCAGCCTTATGATTGCTGTTGCTATCTGGCAAGCACGTCAAGCACCAACAGGACAAGGCGTATCTATTGACGGCTTTGCTCCAAGCCCTTACACAATGTCTAATCAGCTCATGGCTCGCGTTCGTGGCTTACTTGCACCTTACTTAAGCCCTAACTCTATGGTGGGCTAATGCCAGCGATAACCACCTTACGCTCTAGCATTGCAGCAGCTCTTACTGACAATACAAAGTGGTCAGTATTCTCATTCCCACCTGCTTCGCCTATTGCTAACAGCGTAATTGTTAGCCCTGCTGATCCTTACATTGTTCCAAACAATAATGACCGCACAAGTATCTCACCTTTAGCAAACTTTCAGATTTCTATCCTTGTGCCATTGCTCGACAATCAGGGCAACCTTGCCGGCATTGAGGATGACATAATCAAAGTATTTCAATTACTAGACGCATCTAGCATTGTCTTTAACGTAGGAAGCGTGAGCGCACCTGCTGTACTCAACCTGCCTACTGGAGACTTGCTGACCTGTAACGTGCAGATCAGCACACTAACGGAATGGAGCTAATCGAATGGACGATTGGACAAAGGAACAAGCCGACTTCCTAAAGAAAATCGGTCAGCTTCCACCAGCAGCAGAACCAAAGCCAGCAACTACTAAGAAAGACGAGGAATAATCCAAATGGCTGTATTTCTAAACAACAATGTAGGCGTGAAGATTAACTCTGTCGATCTATCTGCTTACGTCACATCAGTAACACTCAACCGCAGCTTCGATGAACTCGAAGTAACTGCGATGGGCGATTCAGGACACAAGTTTGTCAAGGGACTAGAAGCATCTTCTATCACTATCGACTTCCTTAACGACACAGCAGCAGCAACAGTTCTTCCAACATTGCAAGCAGCGTGGGGAACAAACGTAACTGTCGTATTGCTACAGACAAAGGGAACTGCTGTATCAGCAACCAACCCTCTTTACACAGCAACCTGCCTTATCAACAACACAACCGATATTAACGGCGCAGTTGGCGATCTAGGTACACAGAGCCTTACATTTAACGTCTCTGGTACAGTAGCAGTAACAACCACAGGCACATTCTAAAAAGGAGATAAAGGGCTATGGCAAAACTCAAAGTAACAAGGGCTGACGGACAAGTACAGGAGTTTGAGATAACTCCAGTCTTGGAGTACAGCTTTGAGAACTACGCCAAGAAGGGCTTTCACAAAGCCTTGATTGAAGATCAGAAGCAGTCAGATGTTTACTGGCTGTGCTGGGAAGCAATTAGACGTTCGGGTGAAACAGTCAAGCCTTTTGGCGAGGACTTTCTTTTGACGCTTTCAAGTGTTGAAGTTCTTGAGTCAGACCCAAAAGCCTAGATCGGAACTCTCTCACCTATCTCGCAGCTCGATTGAGTTATGAGTATGGAGTTCCGTTCAACTCCATCGTGGAACTTCCTACGATGGCTTTCAAGGCTCATTTACAGGTATTAAAGGACATAGCGAAGGAGCAAAGGGATGCCTACAAAAATCCAAGGCGTAATCGCTTATCGTAAAGCCCTTCGCCAGTTCGAGCCTGAATTAGCCAAAGAGACAACTAAAGAAATAACTGCCTTTCTTAAGCCAGTTGTACGCAACGCAAAAGGATTTATTCCTAGCAATGCAGAAGCACCTAGCGGATGGTTGAGACGTCCCAACGCTAAAGGTCGCTGGGCTAATCGTTATTTTGATTCAGCTCAAGTCAAGAGTGGCATTACCTACAAGACAAGCCCTAGCAAAGCCAATCGTTCAGGCTTTAGAGCTCTGGCTTCTATCTTCAACAAGTCTGCTGCTGGTGCTATCTATGAGACCGCAGGACGCAAGTCAGGCATGACTGGCAACTTCACACCTAAGCTCGGTGGTCGCTTGGTAGGTGATAAGCAGAAGATGACAGGTCGAGCAATCTTTAGAGCCTTTGAGGAAGATCAAGGCAAAGCCACAGCAGGAGTAATCAAAGCAATCGAGACCTCGGCTGCTAAGTTCAATGCGAGGGTGAAGAAGTAATGGCAGACTTAAGAGTAGATATAGCCGCCGAGTTCGTTGGCAAGAAGGCATTCAAGGAAGCCGATGTTGCGGCTGTACGTCTTGACAAGACAATCAAGAAGTTGGCGCGTACCTTTGGAGTCACGCTAGGCGCTGGCGCAATAGCCGCTTACAGCAAGGCAGCAGTCAAAGCCTTTGCAGCAGATGAAGCCGCAGCTAACAGACTGGCTACCGCAGTTGATAACCTTGGGCTTTCATTTTCCAAAGTACAGGTCGCAGACTTTATATCTAACCTAGAGCGCACAGCCTCTATTGCTGATGACGTACTTCGTCCAGCCTTCCAGTCATTGCTCAACATAACTGGATCACTAACAAAGTCACAGGAATTATTAACTAACGCCATTCAGATTAGCCGCGCATCAGGCGTGGACTTAGCCACAGTTGTTAATGACTTAGGTAAAGGCTATGTAGGCATTACCCGCGGGCTTATTAAGTACAACACAGGGCTTACAAGAGCGGAGCTACAGACCAAGGGTTTCAACGAGATTCTAGGCATCATGCTGGCAAAGTCAGCAGGAGCAGCGCAGGATTACCTCACCACTACATCATTCAAGATGGACACTCTTGCCCTTGCATCAGAGAACGCCAAGGAGACAATTGGTAAGGGCTTAGTTGATGCCTTCGCTCGTATCGGTGGCGGCACAGAAGCCAAGGATGCAGCCAAGGCAATCGACAACATCGCTAAGGCTGTAAACGGCGTAACGCTAGTGCTAGGCACAGCAATTGGATTGGTCAATAAGTTTAGACAGAGCTACACAAACTTCCTTATGGATCCACTAGGCACAGGCTTTGGGTCTGGCGGTACATCTACTAATCGTTCAGCTTCTCCAGCAGGTACAGCAGTTCGCCTACGCCAACAGCGCGAGGCAGAAGCGGCAGCAGCTAAGCGAGCCAAAGAAGTTGCTAACCTAACTAAGAAGCAGGTTGCATCACAAAAGGCACTCACAGCCGAGCAGAAGAAGCAAGCCTCACTCAAAAAGTCAGGCACAGTTTTTGACCTAGAGCAGATTCAGATAGTTGCAGCTCTTAAGGGTCAAGTCACAAAAGAAGAAGAACTACGCTTACAAGCGCAACTGGCTTTGCTCAACGGCAATGCTGAATTAGCAAAGAGATTGACAGATCAGATTCTTAAGGCGCAAGATGCTTCTGGCAATTTAGCAATGTTTCTTGCAGCTCTACCTAATGCTCGTAACCCATTCGAGTACCTCGATGCCTACCTAAGTTACTTGGCTGGCAAAGCAGCCGCCATTTCGGTTGGCACTCCATTCGGACAAGCTGCGCCAAACGTAAACGCTGCACCAGCGCCAGTCCCAGCCACTAACGTGCCTACTTACCCATCCGACAACATGATTACCTACAACACACGCACAGGACTTAACTACAACCCTAATGCTAATAACGTCGTAGTAGAGTTAAAGATTACAGGCGAAGGCGATGTAACCAACGCCATTGCAAAGGGCTTACAGAACCAGTCTCTATCCACAGGCGATAGTTCTTACATCAACCGCAGAACAGGCGGCTTTGCTGGATGAGCCTACCTGCACAAATAGCAGTCTCCTTTGACTTTAGCTCTGGTGCTACTTTCGGTACTGGCTTCGTCATCGGCTCACCTGATAACGGCGTAATTGGCGTTAATTCATTTGGCTCATCTGATGTAATCATTCCTACAGTTGATTTAACTCCTGACGTGTATAGCATCTCAATCAGGCGTGGTCGCAACATTATGAAAGACCAGTACGATGCAGGTACGGCTATTGTGCGTGTCTTAGACCCGCTTGGCTACTTCAACCCACAGAACCCAGCCAGCCCTTACTACGGCTATCTAGTGCCATTGCGTAAGGTGCGAGTATCAGCTACAACTGCCACAGCCTCACATTTCCTATTTTCTGGCTATGTCAATGACTACAAGTACACCTTCCCTACAGGGCAAGAAACAGCCTATGTAGATATTCTCTGCACAGATGGCTTCCGTCTATTACAGATGTCCCAGATTCAGACAGTAGCCGATTCAGGTGCAGGTCAGACCACAGGCACACGCCTTAACAAGATTCTCGATGATGTGCAGTTCCCTAACTCGATGCGCCAGATAGCCACAGGAAATGCCACCTGCCTTGCTGATCCTGCAACAGTCCGCATTACCCTTGATGCCATTAAGAACGTAGAGTTCTCGGAAGGGCTCGGAGCGTTCTACATGAGCCCAGATGGTTCAGCAGTCTTTAAGTCCCGTAGCGAGGTTACAGGCACTCTAGGAGATATAGCAGTCGAGTTTAACCAGACCACAGGTATCCCATATAAGCAGCTTAAGTATGCCTTTGATGACAAGCTGATTATCAACGATGTCAAGTTTAACCGCATCGGCGGCACAGTTCAGAACGTATTTAGCCAAGCCTCGATTGACAAGTATTTCCCACACGCTTTGACACAGGAAAACCTTGTGGCAGAAACCGATGCGCAGGTATTAGGCGCAGCCCAGAATTACGTCAATACCCGCAAAGAAACCACCATCCGTATTGACGAGATGACAGTTGATCTACTAGACCCAGCAGTTCCAACCGATACCCTTATTGGCTTGGATTACTTTGACAATCTAACTATTACGAATGTAACCCAAGAGGGCTCTACAATCATTAAGACCTTGCAGGCACAGGGCTTTGCATGGGATATAACACCCAACAAGATGAGCGTAACAGTTACGACTCTTGAACCTATTGTGGATGGCTTCATTATTGGAAGCAGCACATACGGTATAATCGGACAATCTACATTGAGCTACTAGGAGCAACATGGCAACCTTTCCAGTCACTACAGGCGATGTCTTAACGGCAGGCACATACAACAGCCTTCCTACGTTCACAGTAGGCACAGCCAATACTGCCGACTACACAGCAGTCCTAGCGGATCAATACCAAGTCCTAGAGATTATGAACAAGGCAACCGCTATCGCCTTTAAGATTCCTACCAATGCCAGCGTAGCCTTCCCAGTAGGCACAGCCATTACAGTCCTTAACATCGGCGCAGGAGTCTGCACGATCAGCGCAGTCACTTCTGGCACAACCACAATCCTTTCTGCTGGGGCAACAGCCGCAGCTCCAACCCTTGCACAGTACAAGAGCGCAGTCTGCATTAAGACAGCAACAGACACTTGGTACGTGGTAGGCGCAATTGCTTAATCAAATAGCAGCCATCCATGGGGTAGGAGTCCCACCAGTTACTGTTACAGGTGGGACTTTATTTACCGATTCAACTTACAATTATCGCAGATTCACAGGCAACGGAACTCTAGGCGTGTCAGGTGGAACTTTGACTTGTGACGTTCTCATTATTGCTGGTGGCGGTGGTGGCGGTGGAGATATTCCGGGCGGTGCTGGCGCTGGCGGCGTTTTATATCAAGCAGGAAAATCTGTTGCCGCTGGCAACGTAACAATAACAATTGGAGCAGGTGGAGCTTTTGGAACTCAAGGCGGAACAGATCCTGGAACTAACGGCGTAGATTCATTCTTTGGTGCAATGCAAGCTATGGGTGGTGCGCGTGGAACTCTATTCGCTAACGGCGCTAACGGCGGCAGCGGTTCTGGTGGTGCTTACGGAACTTTTACAGGTGGAACATCGACACAGACTTCTAACAACGGCGGTACTGGGTACGGCAATAGCGGTGGTAACTCTACTTCTGCCAACTTTGCATCAGCTGGTGGTGGCGGAGCAGGTGGAGCTGGCGGCGCTAATAGCGGAACAGTTGGCGGAGCAGGTGGAGCAGGATTAAACACTTGGTCATCTTGGGCTACTGCAACTTCTAGCGGTGTAAGCGGATTCTTTGCAGGTGGCGGTGGTGGTGGTGGTTCAGGTGGTGGTGGAGCTGCTGGTTCAGGTGGCGGCGGAGCAGGTGCTGGTCGCTCAACTGGAGTTGCAGCAGGTTCTGGCACAGCCAATACTGGCGGGGGCGGTGGTAGCGCGGCTGGTGGTAACCCAGTTGGTGTTGGTGGCGCAGGTGGTTCAGGTATTGTCATTGTGAGGTATCTAAAGTGAGTCATTGGGCTGAATTAGACGAGAACAATAAAGTTCTTAGAGTTCTTGTAGGAGACAACAACGACCCAGCAGGTGACGAGGGCTATTCATGGCTTATCGAGAACCTTGGCGGGACTTGGGTAAAGACTTCATACAATGGCACTATTCGCTACAACTTTGCTGGAATTGGTTATACTTACGATCCGATAGATGATGCGTTTATTGCACCAATGCCTGAATGTGGTCATGACGAGCTTCTTCTTAATACTCAAAAGCGTTGGGAATGTTCTAACGCTGCACATGTGATTATCTATGAGTCCTAAATTATGCAAAGCGGGTCAGCAATTAAGGTTGCAGGTCGATGATAGTTACCCAGACCGCGATAGAGCCTCGGATGGCTGGATTGGCGATGTACGTCATTCGGCACGTCCTTCTGACCACAATCCTGATGCAAAGGGCATCGTCAGAGCCATTGACATTGACAGGGATTTATCTGGGAAGGCAAAGCCAGACCTCATGCCTGACCTTGCAGATCAGATACGACTTGCAGGCAAACGTGGCGATAAGAGAATCTCTTATGTCATCTTCGCAGGGCGCATTGCTTCCTCTCGCATGGGGTGGCGTTGGCGCAAGTATCGTGGACTTAATCCGCATGACAAGCATTGCCATATTAGTTTCACTAAGCAGGGCGATTCAGATGATTCGTTCTTTAATATTCCGATGATAGGCGGCACAGCATGAACATGAAGCATCCAGCAATTATCTCTATTGGCGCGTTCCTAGCAGTCTGGGGTACTACCTCAAACTTCGCTTTGGACTATCGCTCAATCCTTGGCGCAGTTGTAGCGGGCGTATTCGGATACGCAACACCTAAGAAATGAGCGCAGCAGACCTCGCAGCTTGGGCTGTAGGAGTAGTCACAGTCCTAGGCGGCTTGGCTGCTTACACACAGTTCATGATTAAGCATTACCTTGCAGAGCTAAAGCCTAACGGCGGCTCATCTATCAAGGATCAGGTGAATCGCCTTGAAGTGCGTGTCGATACCATAATCGAGATGTTAGGTAAGTAACACTTATCCTATGGCTAAGAAGAAGGTCATAGACCTAGACACTTATAACGCGCTAGACGCGTACGCCATAAGCATGCACGAGTTCTACAAGTCGCTGCGCAAAGCAGGCTTCGCTGTGGATTTATGCCTTGCGATTATCGTAGAGCGTTCTGCTTATCCTGACTGGATACTGCCAGATTTGCCTAATCGCATAGACCACATTCCCTACGAGGATGATGAGGATGACGATTAAGAAGATCGTAATACTTTCAGACCTGCAAGTGCCTTTCGAGGACGTGCATGTCACTAGAAACATTGCCAAGTTCTTACAGACATTCAAGCCAGACCAGACAGTTACCATTGGTGATGAGATTGACTTCCAGACCATCAGCAAGTGGTCGGATGGTACGCCTCTAGCCTATGAGCAGACTCTAGGCGATGACCGAGACAGGTGCGTAGAGCTTCTCTGGGAACTGGGCGTAACCGACTGCATCAGGTCTAACCACACAGATCGTCTATACAACATCATAATGAAGAAGATTCCATCTTTCCTATCTTTGCCAGAGCTGCGCTTTGAGAAGTTTATGAAGTTCGATGAGCTTGGCATTACCTTCCATAAGAACCCTATGAACATTGCACCCAACTGGATAGCAGTCCATGGAGACCACACACCTATTAAGCAGCTAGGCGGGCTATCAGCCCTAGAAGCAGCCCGTAGGCATGGCAAGAACGTCATCTCTGGTCATACCCATAGGGCAGGGCGTAGCGCCTTCACAGAAGCCTCTGGAGGGCGTTTAGGGCGTGTTTTACATGGAGTTGAGGTAGGTAATCTCATGGACTTCAGACAAGCCTCATACACCCGTGGAACGGCTAATTGGCAGCAAGCCTTCGCCATCATGTACGTCAAGGGTTCAAGCGTACAAGTGGACTTGATTAACATCGAGAAGAACGGCACGTTTATTGTGAACGGCAAGGTCTATGGCAGAGTCCGCTAGCATCGCTATCCCTGATTTAGGCGATGAATCTGTGGATAACTTTGTTATAAGACTGTTATCAAAATTGTCTTGTTGTTGGGTCAGATAGGCGTATTGTTCTTCCTGTAGCGGAGATACGGCTTAAAGGGAGACAAAATGACAAACGTACTAAACGCACTACATGACACACTGGGTTTAAACACAGAAGAAGCATTACGCATTATGCAGCTATGCGACACCACCCTTGATGGATCTAAATGGTCAGAGGCTTCATTTTCACAGGTTGTTCGCACAGCTCAGTCAGTATTGGCGGCGGCATAATGAATGTAGATCATGCACTTATTGGAATGGGGTCACTTGGCCTTATCTTTGGTTATTTACTCGGTTACGCCAAGGGACACGAACATGGCAAGATTCAGGGCAAAATTAACGCCCGCAGAATGATTAAGGCACAGACCCAGCACCAGGTGAATCGATGAACGCTGGTGACTTTCTTACTGAAGCAAAAGCAATCATACAAGAGCGTGGAATGGACTATGGTCACCCAACAGACAATATGTCCAGAACCGCATCCCTATGGTCTGCATATCTCGAAATGCCAGTTACTGATTACCAAGTGGCGATGTGCCTTGCGCTGGTCAAGGTTGCACGATCAATGGAAACTGGAAAAGTGGACAATTACATCGATGGAGCTGCGTACTTCAGTATTTCAGGACAACTAAGAGTTACGGAGAATGACCTTTATGTTTAATTTAGAAGATTACGAGACAGTCGAGGAACGCCTAGTTAAATTTTGGAAGGAACATCCAGATGGTCAGATACATACGAAGTTATTGGATTCTACTGCTAGTCGGTTTATCGTTGAAGCTAGTATCTTTCGAACTGAGGCTGATGCTAGACCTTGGACAACTGGCCTTGCTGAAGAAACGATCCAGGGTCGCGGCGTTAACGCTACTTCAGCTCTCGAAAATTGCGAAACAAGTGCGATTGGTCGCGCTCTCGCTAATGCAGGCTACGCAACTAAAGGAAAGAGAGCGAGCCGCGAAGAAATGGCAAAGGTCGCTAAAGGCGTAGAAGTTAAGCAGACTATTGAAGCCACAAAAGCCAAGATGGCAGAAACATCAAAAGAATATGTCCCAGTACCAAAGGAAGATGATCCATGGGCAATCAGACCAACAGACCCAGTTCAGACTATGGAAGGAGCAGTCGAGATGGTGAAATCAATTCTTGGTGGCACAACGGATTCGGACATACAGCGTTGCCCTCATGGGGAAATGGCTTGGAAAACAGGCACTACGAAGAAGGGGGCATTGTGGGGTCATTGGCGTTGCATGAACCATATTCTCGGAGAAGCTGAGCGATGCGAACCTCGATGGTACGAGATTGATAAAGAGACCGGAACATGGAAGCCACAGGTGAAACGTGGGTAAATTATATTTCAGGAATCAGGATGATGAATGGGAGCAATTCCCTACTGATGAACAATTACAAGCTGCTGAAAAGGCAGCCTATGATCTCCAGTTATTAGGCTTTGCTATTATCTGCCAGTTATGCAATACGCCTCCAACAGTGGCTCAGATTAAGGCAAGAGCTTTAATGAACGAGTGGAAGTGCGATAAGTGCCACACAATAAATTCTGCTGGTAAGGCATAGACAAGGTTTCTATGACCCGACACAGAAAAGACCGAGGCTTGCGAACCGAGCGAGTTGTAGCAGCCTACCTCAATCAATGGTGGCCACACGCAGGTATCGGTCGAGGTGCTGGAAAAGATATAACCAATGTCCCGTTCGACATTGAGGTTAAGGCTAGGTCGGCGTTCCAGCCCTTAGAGTGGCTGCGCCAAGCGAGCAAAAGAGCGGATGGCAAAGAGCTTTCGTTCGTGGTGTGCCGTATGAATGGTCAAGGAGAAGATGCTTCCGAGTATCTGGCCTTTATGCGGTTTGCGGACTTGGTGCAGTTACTCTTACCCATTTACGGGGATATTCATACAGACTCGGTACAATTAGAGCCTGAGAGATGCACAATATGTGGATCATGGAAACTAAAGGATGTCCCATGCCGGACTTGCAAGGTATCTAATGCCAATCTATGAATTTGAATGTACCAACGAGGACTGCGAGGCTAACTTGCGGTACGAGAAGGAGTTATCCATCCATGAACCACATTCAGTTACTTGCCAGTTCTGCCATAGCTCGATGCAGAAGATTTATTCAGTTCCAGGTATTCAATTCAAAGGTTCTGGGTTTTACTCAACAGATAATTAGAGCGACACGCTCATTGCAAGGATTACAAAATATAGGCTCTGACCTGCGGTTATGTGCTTCCCATGTTAAATCCTATTTGACAGGGTCGGTACACTCCAGGCTAGAGCCCATCAAGGGCTCACAGCGGGCCGCTTCGCGGAAAGCCCGCTGGGTAGCCGCCGTTATTGGGATATCTCTATCTATGCAGGCTACTGCTGTAGGACAGGGCTCAATAGATCCTTATTATGATTTACATTCATTAGCAGATTTACAATTAACTGATAAACAATTTCAATGTCATCAAGAGATAGTCTTTAGAGAATCAAGCTTTAGAATCGATGCTCGCAATGGCTCTCATCATGGCTATTACCAGATTCGTAATGAGAAGCTAATAGATGCTCCATATGATTACCAGTTCTATTTCTATTGGAAGTATGTCCAACATCGATATGGAATTACCAAGTATGATGAGCCTGATTATTGCAAGGCACTTAATCACCTAATTCGCAAAGGATGGCAGTAGTGAGAGGCTTACTATGTTGGTTGCTGGGTCATAAGTACCAGCACATCAACTATGCCTCGATTCATTATGCCTATTGTGATTACTGCTTGAAGAGTGTCTATGTCAAAGCTTAAAGACAATGGATCAACGTCAGCATGGAGACGTATCAGAGAACAAGTCATTAGACGAGATCGATGCTGTCAGATGTGCGGCACTGAGGAACGCCTAAGCGTTGACCACATAGTGCCAAGGGTGGCAGGTGGTACGGATAGCCTAGATAACCTGCAAGTATTGTGTTCATCATGCAATAGCAGCAAGGGGGGTAGGTTTTTTGATAGGCCTAAGACAC